CTTCGCCAAAACCAATCAATCCAAGAGTTTGACTATGATCTTATCCGTCCCCTAGGAGCACCTATCAAGGGCTTTGGAGGGGTAGCAAGCGGTCCAGCACCACTTATTGATCTTCATACACGCATTAAAAAAGTAATCGGTTCTAGAGCGGGAGAGCAGCTAGATAGTCGTGCAATTGTTGATATGGTAAATCTTATTGGCACATGCGTAGTTTCAGGAAATGTTCGTCGTTCTGCTACCCTTGCACTTGGAGTTCCAGAAGATGATGGTTTTATTAATCTTAAGAATCCAGAAGTATTTCCCGAAAGAAATTCATATGATCCATCAAAACCAGGTAAGGCATGGATGAGTAATAATTCAATAGCTGCTGAGGTTGGAACTAAATATGAAGACTATGTAGATTTAATTGCAGACAACGGAGAACCAGGTTTTATCTGGCTTGATGTTGCTCGAAATTATGGTCGTCTTGCAGATGCACCTGATTATAAAGATGCTCGAATTATGGGCTTTAACCCTTGTGCGGAGCAGCCATTGGAAAGTTACGAATTATGTACGCTTGTAGAAGTGCACCTTAACCGTCACGAATCCAAGGAGGACTTCCTCAAGACGTTGAAGTTTGCTTATCTTTATGGAAAGACTGTAACACTTATGCCAACACATTGGCAACAGACAAACGGTATTATGCAACGTAATCGTCGTATTGGTACATCCCTTACAGGTATTGCTGCATTTGCTGATCAGCATGGTCTTCCCATTATTCGTGAGTGGATGGACGAAGGGTACAGCACAATTCGTAAATATGATCATTCATATTCTGAGTGGCTATGTGTTCGTGAATCGGTTCGTGTAACAACTGTTAAGCCTTCAGGATCAGTTTCACTTCTTTCTGGTGCAACACCTGGAGTTCACTGGGGACCTGGTGGAGAGTTCTATCTTCGTGCTATTAGATTTGGAAATACAGATCCTATGGTTCACTTGTTTAGAGCAGCGGGATATAAAATTGAAGATGATTTGGTATCAGCAAATACACAAGTAGTATATTTCCCAGTAGCATCAGGACATAAGCGTTCTGAGAAGGAGGTAAGCTTATTTGAAAAGATTGGTTTAGCAGCAACTGCTCAGAAGTATTGGTCAGATAATGGTGTTTCTGTGACACTTTCATTTGATAAAGAGACTGAGAAGAAGTTTATTGCTCCCGCTCTAAATATGTACGAGGGACAATTAAAGGCAGTATCCTTCCTACCAATGGGAGACAAGGTTTATCCTCAGCAGCCATACTCAGAAATCACACGAGAAGAATACAACTCATACGTAGGCAAGATTGGCAAGATTGACTGGTCTGCCATTTATGATGGTGTAGAAAATCTTGAAGCAGCTGGAGAGAGTTATTGTTCAACAGACGCATGTGAGATCAAGTTCTATTAAAATAGTGGTTCTTTAAATACTTATCTAGTGGGAATATGGTATACTGATGGTTATGGATTCTTTAATCAACCCTGAAACTGGCGAACCAATTGTCAAAAATGTACGTAGACAAGTTATAGAAAAGAAATATAACTGGGGTCTATACGTATATAAGAAATCAACTGGAAAATGGTTTACTGACGGAGAAGGCAATGTTCTCAATATTGAGTCAATGCGTAATGACTTGACAAAGATAGCGGAACTAAAAGCAGCAGCAAAACATTATGGTGATGAAGGTGACGGGGAAGCAGTATTTGTTCCTGGCCTTACTCGCATTTCAGAAGAAGAGCATTCAGAGCAAATGGATCGTATGAAGTCTGGATTAATTCCGTCTATGAACGATCTTGGTGCATGGCATGCTGCACAGCAGACTTTGAATAAAGCAGGAAAGGCAGCCTTTGATGAGTAATAGCGATTACCTAGAGGCCAGACTTGGCACAACAGAAAAACCAGAAAGCCAATTTAAAAATAGTGACCCATTTAATAAAACCTGGGATGAACTAAAAACTTTAGCGGGACTTGAAGAAAATACCAAACGTCGTATTACTAGACAAGTAAATAAAGCAATGACACAAGAAGGTTACCTTGCTACTAATTCAAACATTGATCTTCTTAGTACTCCTTATCTTGATTCAGCAAATGCAGATCCAAAGGGATTAAAAGATTCTGGTTCTAAGGCAATTAATCCTGGACTAGTTTACCGAAATGGTTATGGTCTTTTTGATGTAATCACACCACCATATAACTTATATGAGTTGGCTAACTTTTATGACACATCTTTTGCTAATCATGCTGCTATTGATGCAAAAGTAGAAAATGTTGTTGGTCTTGGCTACCGTTTTGATGTAACAGACCGCACAATGATGAGTCTTGAAAATAATGCAGACAGAGGTGCAACAGATCGTGCACGTAAGAGAATTGAAAGAGCTAAGCTAGAACTTCGTGACTGGCTTGAATCACTAAATGATGATGATAGTTTTACACGAACAATGGAAAAGATTTATACAGACCTTCAAGCAACTGGAAATGGATACCTAGAAGTTGGTAGAACCGTAAGTGGTGATATTGGATACATCGGACACATCCCATCAACAACAATGCGAGTTCGTCGTATCCGTGATGGCTATGTTCAAATCATTGGGCCAAAGGTTGTTTACTTCCGTAACTTTGGTGCCACAAACAAAAACCCACTAACAGCAGACAATCGTCCAAATGAAATTATTCACTTCAAAGATTATTCACCACTAAACACCTACTATGGTGTTCCAGATATTATTGCAGCGCTTCCATCTCTTATTGGTGATCAGCTAGCTTCACAATACAACATTGATTATTTTGAAAACAAAGCGGTACCAAGATATGTAATCACTCTAAAGGGTGCAAAGCTATCAGCAGATGCTGAAGATAAGATGTTTAGATTCTTGCAGACAGGACTAAAGTCTCAGTCACATAGAACTCTTTATATCCCACTTCCTGGTGACAGTGATCAGTCTAAGGTTGAGTTTGAGATGAAGCCTATTGAAAACGGTATTCAAGATGGTTCATTTAAAGAGTACCGAAAGCAAAACCGTGATGATATTCTTATTGCTCATCAGGTTCCAATATCTAAGCTAGGCGGTTCAGATTCTGGAGCGATTGCAGCAGCCTTGGCACAGGACCGTACATTCAAAGAGCAAGTTTCTCGCCCAGAACAACAGCATCTTGAGAAAATAATCAGCAAGATTATCAAGGAAAGAACAGACATTTTGCAGTTTAAGTTTAATGAACTTACTCTCACAGACGAAATTGCACAGTCACAGATTCTTGAGCGTTATGTTAAAAATCAGATTATGCTTCCTAACGAAGCACGTGAAATTCTTGATTTGCCTCAAGCAGAACACGGCGATGAACCACTTGAGTTAAGCCCAAGACAAGCTGCAGATTCAAGGGCAAATGGAAATCGTTCAAGAGATTCAGAGCGAACAAATAATCAATCTGATGGATCTGCAACGGTATCTGGACGTAATCCGAAGGGTGAAGGTAGAGCGTCTCAATAATTGAGAAATCTACATAAAAGTTTGGTATAATGGAATACGATATGAACATAAATAAGGCTTTTTGGACCACTGACGGCGACAATGTTCGCTTATCAATGCCCTTTGGCAAAGTAGACATTGAGAAGAGAATCGTCTCTGGCTTTGCATCATTGGACAACGTTGATAAGCAGTATGACATTGTAACCACAGAAGCATCTCTAAGTGCTTTTGCAAAGTTCCGTGGTAACATCAGAGAAATGCATCAGCCATCAGCAGTAGGTAAGATGATTTCATTTAAAGAAGAAAAGTATTTTGATCCAGAATCAAAGAAGTTTTACAAAGGTATTTATGTATCTACATATATCTCCAAGGGTGCAGCAGATGCATGGGAGAAAGTTCTTGATGGAACATACACTGGTTTTTCTATCGGCGGTAAAATGAACAAGTGGGATGATGCATATAACGAAGAACTAGATAAGTCAATCAGAATTATTAAGGACTATGATCTTGTTGAGTTGAGTCTTGTAGATTCCCCAGCAAATCAGTTCGCAAGCATTATGTCAGTTGAAAAAGTTCT